TACAAATTGGTTTTTTATTATATATCTTGCAATTGCTAGTCCAACAGAAGTTCCACCGCCATATTTTTTATAAAGTTCAAGACTTTTTATAGCATTATTTTTCACTTCTTCTGGAATGGAAAAATCAATTTCATCATACATTCTTGAAAATTCTAAATGTAACGCCTTCTCATATTCTTTTTTTGCAAAACTAAGAACCTCTAAATGAGCACCAGGACTAGCTTCAGTAATAAGATCTCCCAATACACAAACGGCAGAATATTCAAAATCAAGCATTTCTTCTCCGTTTTCCATTTCGGAATAATCTTTTAACTCCATTTCAACAGAAACTTTTTTTTCATGATTTTCTGATTCTTTTAATAGTTGCATAAATTGAGGAGCATACATTTTCCATATTTTCGCTAAAACAGATAAGGATGTTCTTCCATCTTCAAGTTCAATAAATTCAGCAGAATCACGAACAATAAATCCTGCAATAAAAGATTTTTCTGGATCTGTATGAGAATCAAAATCACGAAACAGTTTAGAAAAAGAATAAATAACTGGTTTATCATAAATTGATTGAGCTGTGTTTTTTAATGTGTCTAATGAACAATACATGTCATGTCTATTCCAGCCACTATTAAAAGCAAAAATCTTTATTGTCGCAAACTGAGAAGACTCGTTTTCCTCTATGATTTCTCCACTTTCAATATCAAATAATAAATGCTTATTAGAACTCACATTGTTCCTCCTTTCCAGAAGGATTAATAAAATCTCTTCTCAATTTTTATAATTTATTAAGTAACCTTATATAAACAGGAACTTTTTTTAATTTTTCTTTAAATGAAACTGTGCTTACAAAATAATCCCTATTTTTTTTTCTATGGATTGGAACAGCCCCTAATTCTTGAATTAAATATTCCCCCATTCTTTTATTACAAGAAAACCACGAATCTAATTGCTCTTGAGTAGGATTAATAACATACATTATTTTTCTCCTAAATCCCAAAGGAATACATTGAACCAATTATTTCCAGTTAATTCAGCTTTATCCATAAAATCAGTTGCTTCTTCATATTCGTGTCTTTGTATTTCTATCATTTTTCTTATAAATTCTTCTACAACCGGATTTGATTCATCAATTGATATTTTTTTAATTTCATCAAGACTCGCAGTTGTTTCATATTCTCTTAACAAATATTTATCGGCAACATCCATAATCGAATTAATTGGAATATTTATTTCCTCAATTTCAGAAAGCGTAACATCTGCGTTGATATCAGTTAATAAATTTATAATCATTTCAGAATGTTCGTTTTCCTCTTTATATTGATTATAAAACTTACTCCCCAAATGATTCAATCCTTTATTTTTTAAGAAGGAAGATATATATAAATATAAATGTGCATTATATTTTTCATGCGCCCATTGTGCCAACAAAGAATCAATCAAATTATCACTAATTAATTTTATCCCCATTCTACCTCCTTTCTAAAAAATTAAATAAAAGGTATGTTTTATTGGAAAGTGACAAGATTAATAATATCGCCTGTTTGAATTACATTAGCGGCAGGACTTGAAATTGTAACTGTTCCTGAAGTATTTTTGACATAATACTGTGAACCACTTGTGGGAATAACCAAAGAACCAGATGAGCGAAATTGTTGAAAAATATATCCTGTAACAGAATCTAGTCCGCTATCAATTGCTACGCTTGAAGCACTCGCTTGAGCAGAAGAAACAGTAGTGGCAGATACACCCTGAAATCCCTGAACCAAAGTTCCCAATGAAACATCTTGAGATGCACGATTCATTTTATTTAATTTTGATTTTTGTGTTGCAGTAATCATAATAATTTATTCCTCCATTTTTTATCTATATATTGAAAATACGGAAGCCAAATATTTTGTTCGAAAAAATATTCGTTATACTTTCATTTTAATTTTTTAGCATCATTTGAGCCTGTTTCTCTTGTTTGAGCACCAGCCTCTCCCAATTCGCTATCCGATGATTTCGGTCTACCACTTTTATCACTATCTTTTCCACTCATTTGAAAGCCAGAAATAATTGGAGTAAGTTTATCAACAAAGCCACTTCCTCTAGCTTCTTGAAGCATTCTTTCTAACTCTTGTGGTAACAAACCTATAGCACTAGAAATCAATTGTGGAAGAACTATTCCTTTATCTGCCATCCCCATAGCTCTTTCATATCTTTGAGTTCTATTTAAATAGTAATCATTGCCTTCTAATCTAAATCTATATTTATATTTATTTGTTCTTAAATTTACCCAATAATTAAGAAATGAAACAAACTGAGGATATAATTGTTGTTCCATTATCTTAGAATCAGATTCAAATGATAATTGAGAATCTACTAAATTTGCTTTTGTTTGCATCGAATAAATCAAAGCAGTATCCATTCCAGACATAGACATAGAAGTTTGAATCCATTTACTCAAAACATCTGTATCGCCTTCAAAAGAAAATGCTTGCATATTCTCTAATGGAGCGGCAGAAACTTTAACGGCTTCTCCAACCGCAGATTTAGCCAAAGCCATAAACTGTCCTAATTGAACAGGATTTAATGCCACCATATCTGCAACCGAAGCACCTTTATCATCTTTTCTCATGGGAACTTCACCAAACAATATTTTTGCAGCAGCAGCCATATTAATGTTTTTCTGTAAGGCAATCATGGTTTGATCATTAATAAGTAAAGGCAACATGGCAGAAAAATACGGAATAGCAGTCATTAAAGATGTATCTAACTTAAATACCCAACCCTCAGATGGAGGTAAATCAACCCAAAAATTGTATTCTGAATTTCCTCTCAACTCAGGAGGAAGAGACGGGTTATATATTTGAGCACTAGTTTTACCGCCAAATAATTCAACGTATTTCTTTTTAAAGAAATCGGGATATAAATTTATATCAACTCCAGGTTGAATAAAATAATAAAAATTAAAAGATATTAAAGGTGCTCTACTTCCTTTGGCTGTAATTTTACAATATAGTAAAGGAAGTTCCTGTAAAACAATTGTATCTTTATTTTCTCTTGGAGTAACAACACATATTTCATTTCTCAACAACTGTTTTGAAATATTTCTAAAAAATGATCGATAATCAAATTTATCAAAATATTCATATAAAACTTCTTTATCTTTTATATAATTATTACTTTCATATTCTTTATCTTTCATTGAATTTCTTACGGTATATTGTAAATCAAAAGCTAAATGACTTGCCATATACGAAAATATTCTCTTCAAAGGCATAGACAATATTTCAAAAAATTCAATATAATCTCTTAATTGCTCTTCTGAATTTTTTGCATTACCTAATGCATCCGTAATATTTCTCTCAGTTGGAGAAAGAGGATTGAATGAAATTTCTTTTATTCTTTGATTCAATAAATCAGGAGTCAATAAATTATAACTTGCATTATACATTGTTTGTGCAAATTTTATTACATCAAAAACCTCTTCTTTAGAAAGAAGAATTTCATCATTTTTATTTTCTTCAGTCATGCACTCTCCTTTCTTTTAGTATTATTTTACCAATAACTAAGTGCAACCATAGCCTCTAAATCATCTTTATTATCTTTTTGTTTAACTAATTCAATATCAAATTCCTTTGATATAACATAGTTTACATAAGATATTGCAGAATATCTATCCTTATATGAACCAGGCTTTTCAACTAATTTAATTAATCCATTAACAGGTTTCATATCCAAATTGATACATTCTCCAATTAATAAACCTGTTTGAACATATGGGTTCAAAAAGAACCCTCTTAAATATGAATCATCTGGATCAGAAAGAAATTCCTTATTCTTTTTTAATAAGTATTCTTCACCTTCGGATTCAGGAATTAAAAATTCCCACATTCTTCTTTGAAGTAAAGACCTAAATGAAACAGCAATATCACTATTCAATGCTTGACTGGCAGTAATTGGAAATATAATTGGTTTTGCTTCCAAACCCCTGGTATGATTTCTTCTAAGATCTTCTCTGGCATCTTGTTTTATAATATCAAAATATTCATCGACAACTGTCATTGCTGGATAAACAATTCCTCTTTCCTCATCGATGGTTTCTTCACTAAGAAAGTCAAAGATACCAATACCTGCTGATTGAACATCTAAAACCAAATAATCAGCTTCAAAATCATAAAATACTCTTTTTAATCTTTTAGCCTGTTCTCCAGCATGAGATCCCTTATGTGATTCCGCATAAACAAGTTGTCTTCGATAACCAACCCCGATTAAAGGTAAAGCTCTAACACATTCAATAATGGAATTGTCATTTGCTTTATTCGCTCTTGTAGCAATATCACAACTTACAAACCTTATCTCTCCTGTTGTTTTTAGCAATCCATAAGGATTTTTTTTAGTATTAAAATTATCTTCTTTTTGAGGATAGAAAGCCTGTTTTATATTTCTTTTAAATAAAGTAGATTTAAAGTAACTTTTTCCACTAGAACCACTTGGAATATTTAAATACTCCATTTGAACGGTCAATGGATCGGCATCTTCCATTTCATTCTTAAGCATGGATTTTGTTTTAATACCATGATGCAACGAAATTAAATAATCAAAGGCTAAAAAGTTTGCCGTTTCATCACCAGAATTCATTCTTTTTATACATGTTTGAACATAAGTGTACCAATATTCCATTGTGTACCAAGAAGATGTAATATATGATATAGTTCCTTCTTCTTGAAGTCTTTTATCATTAGCATATTTAGGATTGTTTTTATAAGGAGGATTGCGTGTTTCTAAAAACGGCTTAATAACTCCCTCTAAAATTTCTTTAGGAACAAGACGACTTTCTTCTACAATGATATAATTAGCACGATTACCTCTAGCCGATTCTGAACTGGGAACAACTCTTATTGTTGATCCATTATGAAAAATACAATCATATGTATTAGGATTAGCTGTTATACTTTCAATTTCTCTTTCAAGATTAGGATGCTCTTTTCTAAGCTGCATAATCTTTTCAGAAATTATAATTCCACCTTGTTTTAATGTTTTAGCACAAACAATTATTTTTATACCTGGATATAAAACAGCCAAAGCACAAGACCAAACAGCAATAATCCACGTTTTAGCAGAAGCACGACTAGCAACGATATAAGCCAAACTACTTCTTTGAAGA